CTGAGCCAACGCAATAGACAAACGCTTCGTGTTCACCAGCCCAGGAATACCCCTGACCTTAGCGTAAACCCGAACCGCAAACTCCGAAGCCACATCAGAAGCAGACCACTTCTCAATAGCCTTCTCAGCACGGTGAATCTTTTTCTTCTCCGCAGGAGAAGCACCGCTAGGTGTTTCACCCTCAAGTAAACCAAATCCACCCAAGTCATCATCATCTTTCCAATTATTAACCACAGAACCCTCCTGAAGGGATTTATTTAACTTACTAGTAGATTTAGTAGACTTAGTAGACTTAGTAGTAATAGAGACACCTGTTGTTGTGTCGCCGATGACACGTCCAGTATCCGTCTCACTGACCGTAATTTTAGCCTTAGATGTTTCACGTATGCCACATCGTAACAAGGTATAACGGTTCTCATCCCACAACCCATAATTACGTTTCATACGCTTAACCGAAACCCACCCAAGTTCAACAAGCGACTCAACAGCACGATGAACACTAGACCGAGAATACCCAGTCAACTCACCCAACATCTCCATAGTCGCACGAACCTCACCCCACCGAGACTCCAAATGACGCATCGCCAAAAAGACCTTTAACTGTGCTGGCTGTAACTCCAACAACTCCAAATCCGACACACTACCTCCTAGTAACGACTTGTTTAACCTCAACAGGTTTAGACACGAAGGCAATAATAACCAACGAAACAAAGCCAGAAGCAGCAGTATACACAAAAATCTTCGGGTCGTTAATGTCGAGTATCCACAAAGCCCCAAAACTTAGGGGGAGACTAAGAACTTGCTTAATTAAAAGGGAAGGGACCCAACGTCCCAAGAGTGAGCCTAAAAACTCAACGATGTAACCAGCGGCAAAACCTGCAATAAGTACTGAAATAAAAATGTCCATAAGGACATCTTACGACGAGAACCCCGAAGTTTCCAACACTACTACGTCATTAAAGCCAGAAGTTATTGTGTAAGCCGTATTCATAGGTAAATAGTTAGGTACTTCAAACACCATGCGGTTAATCTTTGGCGTCTTATTGCGGTACATAACTGAGATAGAGTTGTTTGCTGTACCAGTCCAGTAGGCTCCACGGCTAGTGTATGAGCCTTCAAAGTAGTCACTTGAACCGTAACCCTCTTCAATTTGGGCGGCGTCAAAGTTGATTACAGAACCAGTCCCTGTGCCTGAAACAGTTGCTTTTAAGTAGATTACGTCAGAAGAGTCGTAAACAAACACAGGTACAGAGAATCGTTGCCAATCAGTAGTTAGCGTTTGGCTAGTTAAAGTTCTACTTGAAACTTCTCCAGTTAATGATGTGAGCACATTTCCGTTATCATCAATGGCCTCTAGTTTAATGTCTACGGACTGTGTTCCAGACGCTTTATTGGCATAAATAGAGAAAGTGTAGAACTTGCCAGGCTTAATTATTGTGTCAGTACTTGATACAAGAGAAAAAGCGGTTGGCGAAGTTGTTGTGATAGTAGACATTTTAGTGCCATCTAATTTAATGCCAGGAAGAGTGCTGTCGTTAGTGTATACGCCTGTAGCCCCAGTCAAAGTCCAACTAGTGGCACTAGACATCGAAGGATTCTTAATGTAATTAACCTTAGTCGGAAACAAACGAATGTCTATTCCTCTTGCCTCATAGTCTGAAGTTCCAGCAAGTTGAATAAAGTCAATGTAATAAGTAGAGGCGGTAGCAAACGAAACTTCAATTGCAGCAAAATACGCTGTGCTTGGTGAGGTAGCCACTAAAGTTTTTTTGCTCCAAGTGGTTCCTGCTGATGACGCTGTACCTGCAACAGCAGAGCCAATAATGACACCATTTTGGTCATACCATTTAATGTACGGGGTAACGTTATTAGTTGAACCTTTTACATAATAAGACAACTGATACTCAGTTCCAGGTTTTACAGGAACACCAGTTAGTCTTGGGTCTGCGGTACCCAAAGACATAACTACGCTAGATGCCGAAGTAATAACTTTTCCTGTATAACTTCTATCTACAGAATTTACTTCTGTTTGAACAGGTAAGTCTGTAGAGCCAGTAGTGAGGTTTGACGTCAAAACACCATTAGCCGCTATCTTCCAGTTACCTACGCCTTTATAGAACGAACTATCTTGAATACTTAGCAACAAGTTAGGAGATAAATAAGTGTTTGTAGCAAATCCACTAAGGCTCTTTACTAGTAGTTGAATTGACTGAATACCGCCACGATACTTATTGATAGAAAAAGCGTTTCTAACTAGAGCCTTTTTTCTTTGAATACTCAGCGTAGGTTCTTTAGGTAGCCCCATTTGGTGAGCCTGTAAATCAACCATGTTTGGGTTAGTAGTATTTCCAGAATAATCTGGGATTAGTAAGTCTGCAAAAGTTAAAATCTCATCTAGAGTGTAGGAAAATCCAGCCATAAAAGTTCTTAAATCAGAAGAGTCACTAACCTCATCAAGGTAACTTTGCATCTGAGTAGTGTACACCTTAGGTAGAGACTCAATAAATTTTCTTTCAGAGGTTTTGTAAAGGTTACCTTCTGGAGTTTTAATGGAGTGCTCTTTTGGGACTAGGCAGTAAGTATATGCACCAATAACCCAAGTAAAGTCTGCTAATAACAGCCAAATTGTGTAGTAGGCATAACGGCCTTCCACCAAAGGAACAGCGTTAAACTCATCTTCTGCGTTATTCTCAACTGAGGTGGCTGTAACAGAAAAGTACTCTTTAATAATCTGGCCATCTTCTTCATGCTCAGAAAAACCATCTTGATTTCTTACTAAACGAAATCCAAAATAACTTCCTGTTGGGGTTGTCCAATGCAGCCCAACTTTAGGTCTAATTACTTCTCGATTACCTATAACTGGAGTTCCATCTACTACATCAATGACAGTTGATTCAAGATACGTTGTAGAGCCAAGAGCAGTGGCAGTTAAAGGTGCGGCAGAAAACGCAACTTTAGAGGCATCACCATATAGTGTGCCATCACCCCAATCAAATGTATTGTAAATACCCAATTTGGGTTCTCCTAAGCAGTTCCGCCATCAATTGCCACAATGTTTCCACTGGAATTGATGACAGTATTACCAGCAGCAAAAAGGTTTCCTGTGCCGCTAGTTGAAATAGTTAAACCTACGGTAGTGCTTGTAGAAGCGATTGTAGACCCGCCGTTAGTTTTTACACGCTGGTCGTAAGCAACCTTTAATCCGTATTCAATGTTCTCTAGACGACCTGTAACGGTTGTCCAGTTCGCTGCTGAAGTAGAGTCAAAAGTACCTGACCAGGTGCTAGAAACCGCAGGGGTTGTTCCTAAAGTGGTTTCTATCGCAGTGATTTCATCGTATGCCAAGTTGACGTCTGAGGCTATAACGGTATCTGTATTGTCTACTTTATTGGTAAAGTATTTTGCTGCGGCTGGATAACTGGCTGCCATATTGACTCCTAAATCTTTCTTCTAGTTTGCCTTATTTAGGCAGGTTTTACAGGGCTTATGCCACGCAGATGTACGTACCATTTACGTACATTTTGCTGGCTGTGGTAAATGTTACTGGAGTTCCTTGAACTAATATGCTTTCAATAAGCGGCTTTGGTGATGCGGTTGTTTCTTTAAGCCAGTGAAAGTCCATAGTCTGTGAACCAGGAATGTGGTCAGCAATTAACTGTTTATGCCCATTTAACTCTTCTGCTGGCTGTGATGGGTCTACCCATGACCACGCAGAGAAGTGATTTGCTGCACTAGGAATGGGTGCAAATGGTAGGTCTACTTTAAACTGGCCTGTTCCAAAGTTAGTTACTGTAGTCAAGTTAATCGATATATTGAATGTGACTAACTGCCCGTATCTCACATAGTAACTGTTATAGGTGGGGTAGGTTGCTCCAGTACCTGTAAAAGTAAGCCCAGTTGCTTGAAATATAGGAGACCATCGTGTTTGAGTTGGCACTACGACTGGTGCGGGGGTAAACGACCCCAACCAAATTGGAAATGATGGGTCTCCACCTTCAAAACTCACAAAAACACCATCACCAATTTCTGGAAGAGTAACGGCAATGTTTGGGAAAACACCCCAAGCCCAACCAGTTTCTTCTTCCAGTAACACCTGAGGTATTTGTAACCTTAAACGGCTTTTACCTAATGGGTCGTTGTTGTCTACAACTACCCCACGGTAAACACCAATAAATCGGCGATTACCAGATTCATCTTTAATCATTACTTAGTGACCTTGATGTAGTAAATGTTTGTGTTGAGACCATCAGATGAAGTTACAGTTACAGCAATAGTGTTAAGCCCAGTAGTTAGAGTCAATGAACCTGAAGCAACGCCACTAGTAATAGAGGTAGGTCCAGTAACTGTGCCTGAGCCGTTAGTGAAGGTGTAAGTCAAAGTTGCTACAGTATTCACGGAGGTTGGGGTAAATGTCATAGTACTGCTTGTGCTAGTAAACGCATAAGTTTTAGTCAAAGCATTGAATGACGGCATTGTTCCGTTAGCGATAGTAACCACAAGGTTGCTTAGGCTCGCCATTGGGTAAATCTTTGTGTTAGCATCTTTGAACACAAAGTATTCGCCTTGTGCTGGGATAAGAGTAGTTCTTGCAGAAGACCCACCAGTCCTGAACAACTTCACTATTCTTACTGAATCAACGCCGTTAATAGCACTAAGACTTTGCTCTAATTTTTCAGGGCGAATGTTTTGGTTAAAGTCAAGGTAGTTGTACCCGTAACCATAAACTACTTCAGAATTGATTGCAGTAATAATTTGAGCATCAGAATACCCTGTTTCAGCCACGTACTCTACTACCACATCTGCAGAGACGTATGTAGGAGGAAGTATTGTTAGTGTAGTCCCAATTTGCGTTTTATTAGAAAAATCAGTTTCAACAGAACTTTTTAAGTCAGACCATTTTGAAGTTACCGCTGTGTTGGAGGCATTAAATCCTGGGTAATAGTCAGGAGAAGTGTCTGTAGTACTCTCACCAATGTATAACACCACAGAAGTTGGGGATGAGGCATACGCCGCCGCCTTACCAACCCCAGACATTGTTAAAGCAAAGTTTTTAAAGTCATTCAGGCTTACAGCACGCTGAGACACTCGCAGAGCGGATGGTGCATTAGCACGGATACTATCGTTAGACTCAGGGTTTTCCCCACCATAACCAGCAGCGTCGTTAGAAATAGTGACGTTAACAATACTGGCAAGTAGAACACCGCTCGAAACAGGGACACTAATAACTCTAAAGTTAGTACCGCTATCAACGTTTCCGATAAGTCCACCACCAACAAAGTATTGAGCCTTAATGTCATCGCCATACACAGGTATAGCACCTGAAACTCCATTACCAAAATTTACAGACACATAGTCAGTGCCACTGTAAGAGAGCGAGTAAACAAAGTCTTGAGGACCATACTCAGATAGATTGTCCACCTGTGTCCACTGAACAAATGAGTCCCCATTTCTGACAAAAACCTCTACACTACCGTCAACTACCTGATTACTGGTTAAAATGTATGATTGGTTAGGTAGACCTGTAGAGTACGCTAGTCTCTCTCCTGGAATGTCATAGATGTCATCACCATTAGCAGCATTAACTGCGTCAGCAGTAACATTTTTTCCGTGCACCAGTTCACCTAAAGCAGAAGCGTTAGGACCAATTGTGACATCAGAGTTTACCGTGTAATACTCTTGGTATGTAGTAGCCGAGCCATTGTTAGTTATAGTGATACTTGCTGAAACCAAAGTACCCTCAGGCACAACAACGTCAACCCCCGTCGAGTTGGTTAAAGTAACATCAACTAACGCTTGGCGATACCCTGAAACTTGATACCCATACATTGAGGCAATATTTAGAAGGCTTTGCCTTTGCGTAGCCGTACTTAGATACGCTTCGTTAGCGACTCTATCAATGTAGTAGTTATTTAAGTCACCGATATGAGCAAACGCCTCAACGATAGCCACCCCAAAGTCTGCAGGGTCAGTTGCAGACCAAGTTTTACCATTAGCGTTTACACGAGTTTGGATTCGAGTAATTAAGTCTTCTCTTAAAGCAAAAAAATCTCTACTTGTATAATCAATAGACGAAGTTATTTTTTGAATAGCCATTAAATTTCCTTAGGTGGTTGGGTTCCGTTAATTAATACAGTACCTATTTTGGTTTCTGTAGTAGTGTCATCAGGCAAAGAGTAGAAAACTGTTACTTCTAAAACTCCAGTGTCTTTACTGTAAGAGGTTTGCAAATCACTGAAATTCAATAATGGAAGATAGTCTGAAAATGCTTCTGATATGTGTTTGTAAAGCGACTCTTCAGCCCCAGTAACACTGTCAAAGTTATCAAAATGAATTTTACTCCCAAAGTAGTACCTTTGGACTCTTTCCCCTAAAGCAGTACCTATAACGGACAGAACTCTATCTGCCCAAAGTTTTCTTTGGTCAGTCGTAGTGACTATAGAACCATTTATGCCCAGAGTAAAAGGTAGGCTTATAGCCTGTTCAATGTTAGCCATTATTTATCTCCTGTAAATCTGTGTCCCCATGTTGCAGGGGTTCGATTCCATCCTTGATTTAATTCAAAAACAATTGGGTTTACTGCGTTTAATACCGCAGCATTATTTTTGTTTACTTGAACATTTCCGCTTAAAGCCTCTACCAAGTTTATCACTCCAACAGTATTTTGGGCCCCATCTTTTGCGTAAACCTTAGTGTCATATCCAGTTCCATCAATGGCTGCTTTCATCTCAATTTGGTAGTCTCCTAGACGAGCAAACATGTGTTTAACTTGAGATGCAATCCAATACCCGTCAGTCAAAGAACCTGTACCTTGAATTATTATTGGGGCAAAAGGTCGAATTCTAGGGTCGCCCTGACACGCAATACGTGCTGGCATGTTTAGTCTACCTAAATGAGCGGAGCCATCAACTTGAGCCTGAGCAATTTCCTGTGACAAAGAAACCTCTGTAGCCACAACGTCATTAAAAATAACGTCATTAACTGCAGATTTAAAGTTCTCTCCCACGGTTTTTGGGGACGCTTTGGACAAAATAATCTCTCCAGTTAGTGGATTTACTCCACCAATAGATTTGTTTGTTCTCATTTGACCTTCAATTTCAACGTGTTCACCGTTGATAACTTTAAAGGAATCTAAAGTTCGGTCTAAAAACTCGTTGTTTATACCAAATTTTGTAGAGTTCATACTCAAAACAGGTACGTTAGTTATGTTCTGGTCAATTAGTTTATCTAATGGTCTGAAATAAAACGTCATCTTATCCACAAGAATTCCGTAACCAATACTCTTGGCGTGCTCTACAATCCATTCCCAATAAGAATGTCCTGCAATAGTCAGTTGCTCAAAAACTACTTTGTTATCTTCTCCAACAAATTTAAAACCAAAACTAGTAACTAGTTCTTCAACTGCTTGAGGAATAGACTTATCTCTAAAAACCTTTGTTGTACTGTCTTTAAGGGGAAAAGTTGAGCCTATACAATGGACTTCCATAAGTTCTTCAATTTGACCTGCTACAGTCTTTTTTACAAACGAAACATACCCAACCCAAGTGTTTGAGATTGCACCTTGTTTCCAAGAAAACCTTACTGGCACCCCAGTCCTCATTAAAGTAAACCATTTTTCGCTTGTTTTAGAGAACTCCATGATAAGAACATCATGATTATATGGTTCTTGTAATAGTTCGACCCTACGAGGAACAGTAGACAATGAGGGGACTGTAGGAAAAGATACCGAGTAGGTCGTACCTCTACGGTATTTACTAGTTAAAAGAAGTTTAGTCATTAGGCACTCTTATCAAAGTTCCAGGGGCTATTCCGCTAGGGTCAACAATTTCTGGATTATGGTCCATGATGTAATGCCAGTTATCGCTAGTACCGTAAAGTTGTTGAGCAATAACATCAATACGGTCACCTTCTCGCCAAGTCATGGTGTAGTAATTTGACTGTAAGTTTGAGTATTGCCTTAAAACCGTAATTTGTGCTTTTTCAGTTCTTGAATCCATGGCTTTAAAAACACGACCGTCAGCGTATCTACTATCTGCGTAAATCAATCTTTTTTGTCCTTTTCTTCTACAACAACTGGGGCTTTAAGAACTTCACTAATTTTTTTAGCAAAGTCAGGAAGACGACTAAATGTAATTTGGACGTTAGAAAACACTGGAACCATGTTTTGGTTAAAAATAGTGTGACTAACACTAAACCCATCAATGATTCCTAAATACCTTAAGTTTTTCCCAAGGTGCAGTTCTACAGGATAAGCACCTAAATAACCAATATCTGATGTAAATTTTCCACGTAAGTTGCTTTTTAACTGGTACCCCAGTAATGTGCGAAGCAAGTACTCAATGTCGTACATTGTGCCTAGTTCCTTAATCAGTTTCAACTCTTCATTAATGCTTGTCACTTCTGCGGCAGTTCCAGCGTTTGCTGTATTTACTGGATGATTTCCTACATGGGAATAGATTTCTTTAACTGGCAAAGTTCCTTGGCCGTAAATTAAAGTATCAAGATACTTAAAATCGTGCATCCTGTTGACTATGATGCTAAATGTTACTGTGCTACTTGTAACGCTAGACCCAATAAGAGGCACCTTATCCGCACCGCTTGTCTGTAGACCTATGTCCACCTGAGGTGCACCCGCATAGTTCATTGAAACTGTTGAAGGATTATATTGAAATTGGAAACCATAACGACGAGTGTTAATTCGCCTTGTCTTGTTATCTCCACCTAAACCAGTTACTCCAGCGTCATCAGGTCTCCACCATGTACCGTTTGATTTTAGCCTTGAAGGAACAATATAACTTTGAATCATACCTTTATACGGCGAACTATCTTCCCACAACTTTTCAGCGGCACTTACTATTGCTGGTAAATTGCCTTTATCTACTTTAAAGTTGGCTAGGTTATTTGCAGTGAAATATACTTCTTTAACGGCTGGAAAATTATGTATAACAGGTTTTTTGTCATCTCCAACTCCAACCATGTTACCGCTTGAGTTACCACTCCCACCACCGCCGCCGCCACCTTTTCCTCCGCCTTTTCCGCCATCTGGAGTTACTTTAGAAGTGTCGGTACCACCATTTCCAGTGGCCTTGTCTAATTCAGTTTTCTTAGTCTTTGTTTCAGCAATTTTTTGTTTGTAGAACCACAGACAGTATTTTTCGTATTCATGAAGAGTTTCATACCAATAAACGTCATCTCGTGCACCCCAGCCGTCCTCAGGACTTACTGGGGCATTACCACCATTACCTTGGGGGTTTAAATTACTATTCCATCTAGGCAAATCTTCATAAGTTAACTTTCTAGTACCAAACTTCCTAGCAAATTGTCCTAGTGCACTTTCCCATTCATCCGCAGCCAATTTCTTTCGACCACTTGATTTTGTAGAGTCAACTGAATACACGTACGCATCAGTAGGGTACTGTAGCCCTAAGGTTGCTAAATTAGTGTCGTATTTCACTTCAGTGGTTGAACCTGTAACAAAACTAAAGTCGTTATCAATACGCCCTCGTACTCCCGCAACATTGATGCCTTCAATGTAATGGTCTTTATTAAAACTTGCGGTTTGAATACCTGATGCTATTTGTAAGAAAACCTTGCCACCAGAAATTCTGTAAGAATTAATCTTCTTTTTAGTACCTTCAATACGTGCTTTAGCCTTTTTTGTTTCGCTAACAACAGCCTCGTAGCAAGCCTTAGCAATCTGTTCCTTGGCTTTAGCAATGTTGTATTCGTTAAGAAGGCTTTGTGGTGGTGGTGTAGGTGTAGGTGGGTTTCCTGAACCTGGATATCCTGCCATTATAGTCTCCCCATTGTTGAAGTTAATGTATCGTTATCTAGATACTCTTTAATAAGTTTTGCAAAGCGTCTTGCTTCAGATTCTGAAGCCTGTGCTACAGATACGTTTATAGTGACATTGTTTCCGCCACCGCCACCACTACTAGGTCCATCTCCTCCACCAGTAGTTCCCATACCTCCACCTAGGTTTGCACCTGTAGAAGTTCCTTTACCCAGCAATGTTCCGCTACCACCAGAAGATGCACTAGTTCTACCGCCACCAGCAACAACTGACTTACCAATAGCGGCACCTTTATACGATGAAGGGATTTTAGTACCATTACCTGATGCACCTGTTGAGAAACCTAAAAGCCCAGCGTCAGCAGAGCCACCCATACCACGAACAGAGTTAGATGAAGTACTGCTTCCACCTTTAACTCCTGAGTTTTTTGCGTAGTTTGCACCTAAGAATGGTGATGGGTCAACTCTTGTCCCACCTTTCCAAAGTTCGAAGTGAAGGTGAGCGGCTTCAGAGTAACCTGTGTTACCGACTCTAGCGATTTGCTGTCCTTGGGTAACTTGCTGTCCAACACTAACGTCAAAACCACTTACGTGAGCGTAGTTGGTCACATACCCATTTCCGTGGTCAACTTTTACGTGTAGACCATAACTGCGGTCACTAGTTCCCATAGTGTTGGCTGCACGACCACCAGTGAAAATTACTTTACCAGCGGCAGCAGCCATAATTCCTGTGCCTTCAGCGGCAGACCAGTCAACCGCCCAGTGACCTCTAGGGTGTAAGTCATCGTAAACACCGTAGCCACAAACCATTCTTGCTTTACCTACAGGGTGAATAAGTTTAAACGCTGCCCCTGCTCCAGCCCCCGCACTGTTACTTCCACCACCATTGCTGGTACCACCATCACCACTAAACCCACCGTAGATTGCCCCAGCAGTCGCTCCAATCGCAGCACCAATTCCTGTGCCCACACCTGGAATAATGCTTCCAACCATTGCACCCATACCACCCCAAGATGCGGCAGTACCAATAGCATTACCAATTTTACTTTGGGTACTACCTTGTGCAGAATCACCAGCAACTAAGTCTCCAACAAATCCTCCACCCAAACTTGCAAGCAAACCAAGACCAAAACCTCTACCTTTAAATCCACCGCCACCTTTAGCCGCAGGTGCCTTGGTATATCTGCCTGTCTTAGGGTCACGGTAGCGACCACCACCAGCAGCAACTGCACCGCCGCCTTTAGGGCCAAGAACTCCTGCCCCTCTTAAACTTTTTGTTAGTAATGCGTTAGTTAATAGTGCCCCACCAATTGAGCCTAGACCGCCACCTATACCTCCAAGTGCAGTAAGACCACCAGCGATTGTAGGGTCTTTAATACCTAAACTAGTTCCAGCATTTAGTTGAGCCATCGCTTGTCCTGCAGGGGTCTTTAAGAAACCTTGCATAGCACCGTTAAACTGGTCGATTACTACAGCGGCTTTTTTCATACCTTCAATGTAGGCGTCTGTTGCAGTTTCCATAGTTTTTGTTTGAGAACTGATAGCACTGTACTCAGACTGCATAGGGTTATCGCCAGCACTTTTCTGAAGTTGTGCCATTAGTTTATCGTCGCTCAAGTCCATGTTCTTGCCGCCAGCAGCATCAATCATGTATTGATAAGCCATACGCTGTTGAGTAGCATCTAAGCCTGAGTTTTTAAGGTTTTGCTCTAAAGCACCACCCTGCATAGAAGTCTGTAATTCTTGCACAGTAAGTTTTTGCCCACCAGTCATACGCTCATTTAACTGAGAAAAGATTTCGCCCTGTGAAAGACGCTTACCTGTTATAGGGTCTGTTGTGTACATACCAAAGTTACGCATCAAGGAACTAGAGGTTGCACCGCTAGTTAAGCCACCTAATGCCTGAGCAGCAGTAGCGTTATCTATGTTTAAATATTTTGCAGCATTTTTAGTTGATGTAAGTAAGTTTTGAAATTGCCCAGCGTTAACTCCTGTGGCATTAGTGCTAACTCCCATACCAGAAAAAATTGCTGCGGCAGCAGAGTCCATTCCAAGGCCTGTAATACCGCCTTTCATACCATTAAAGGTGGCGTTTGCTATTCCTGCCCTACCCCCAGCAGAACCCCCCTGCATAAGGTTAGCCCCATAAAAACCTGATGCCCTAGTTATGGTTGTTTCAACGTCAGGCATAGCCATGAAACCACCAGCAACAACGCCTGTGGCCATTTTAGTTAGTCCTTGGAGGGTACCCATACCAAGGTTCATCTTCTTGGTCCAGTCCCAAGTAGCCCCAACGTTTCCTGTTGGAGGCATGAAACTGAATCCGCCCAACGCTTGAGATAGGCGGTTACCTGAACCTACACCTAAACCTCGTTGACCAAACCCGCCGTTACCCATAGGCTGTACAGCCCCAGTGATGCCCTTACCTAGTTTTGCAAAGTCCCCAACAAGAGATTTAACAAGGCGTGTCATTTTGGATAGGGCGTTATTAGCCCCTTCAATGTCGCCAACGATTTCGTCTTTAGCCATTATCCTTCACCACCTTTCCGCTTGTTCTGGCTATTTCAAACCAGTTCAACCTTTCACGGCTAGACATCTCACGGATTTCCGTTAGAGTCCAACCTTTATACAACTTAGCCAATGCGGCCCAAGAGTAAATTAATTCTTCATAACTTATTAAATTAGAGGCGAAACAAAGTACCGAGGCTAATCGGCACCTGCACTTCACTCTCACAATCTGGGCAAGTTACATTTATTGGGTCAAATAGTGGGCCAGGGTTTCGGTCTGCGATAGCGTCAGCAATAGCACGTCTGTCGACAAGTCCTAATGCTTGGATTTGTGTTTTACTAAAGACGGGTCTGCCGTCAATTTCTAACACGGTTTGTTCTAGCAAAGTTGTTAAAGACTCTGCAATGTTTGCTTCTGGGTTAGCCAAGAGTTTTTTCTGTGTCTTACCTGTTGGTAAAGTCACCAAAAACTCTTTGTTCTTACCTTTAACGATAAAGTTTGTTTCCTGAGCGTCAGGTAAAACTCTGCTTTTAATGTCTTTTAGAATGTCAATTTCTACAGGTTTAAATTCAGAGCAACCGTTACAGTACCCAGAT